TGTCATATTACATTCTTCCAAAAGAGTATCTTTCCATTGCGTTGCAAGTTCTTCCAGGCGTGAACGTGGAATGTATGTATTTTCCGTTCTAGCACGAAATGAATCAATCGCATTCTGCATAACCAGATATTCTTCTCTACCATATTTTCCATACATCCATGAGCAGACAGTGTAAGCCCAACTTCCATCAGCACAGATGTCAGATACGATCTTGTACTCTTCTGTACTTTCCATTTTGATGAGTGCGTACTCTTTCTTTTGGGCAATGATTTCATAATCAAAGCCAGCTGGATTATGTCGTTTTTCCATTTTTATTCTCCCTTCTTTCTTATACAAATTCGATTAGATTAATTCCTAAGTTTTCCTCTAATGATTCGAGAAAAACTTCTCCATCTTCTTTGTTTTTGCAGTAATTCACCAAAGAAGTCACACGTAATTCATTTTCGTTTTCCTGCAATTTCCCTTCAAACATCGCACGAACTTCATTCCAAAGATCGTCGTTTGTTTCCAGCTCTACAGATAAATCTGTAAACCGTTTCTGTTTTAATAAGTTATACCGTAATGTTTCTTTCATTTTCTCTTCCTCTCTTTCTTGTGATTGAATCAAATAATCACATCAGCACAGACAAGGTAACTTACCTTCTCTGCACTATCTAACTACTTAATTTTCACTTTCGCTTTCGGATAAATACTCTTCAAGTCCTGCATATTCGTCATCCGAAAGCAGATTCCGTAAATCATCCATTGACATAATTATTATTCTCCTTTCTCGTTTTTGAGCGAAAGAAAACACCATCAGTTAGCTAGGCTGACGGTGTTTCTTCCTATATATATGTGGAGGGATAAGGTGGTGCTTTCTTATTCCGAACTCCCTATGTAAAATATGTATATGTATTGCTTGCTATGTATGTAAGATATGTATTATTTATTGATTTCGCTTTCCAGAATGTCAAACAGCTGTGCATTACTCTTAACAGGAAATACCTTGCTTTCATAGAAAGCTGCTCCACTACAATGCTTCTTAAGGAGATTTAACGTTTCCGTTCCATGAATGCTTTCCATTTTCAACAGTACATTGATGTTTCTCTGTGTGAATGCATTCTTTTCTACAGATCCACACCATTTTAATTCTTTAATCATAACGATTGCATGTTTAAGTGATTCAGGTCTGCGTTTTGCCATTCTTAACAGATTCATGGTTGGTGTAACTTTCCCAATAGGATTTTCTTTCCGATTCAGGTCAGCCGAGATCTGGATGTTGTATGCATCGAAAATCATTTTGAAATTAATATAATCTTCTTCGTTCGCTTCAATACCAGCTCTATACATATCACTAACCGACATAGGTTTCCTTCCTGCCTGCTGTCCTAAGAAAACTAATACGGCCTCACACATTGTTTTACAATCAATAATCTCAACCAGAATTTTTAATTTTTCTGCTTTTCCTAACAGATTGTTTTTCATAATGAATGCAGCTAATCTATGTGCGCCATCGGCTACATATAATTTTCCATCAATAAGGAACACTTTGATCGGATCGAATTTCGATTCATTGAAATTTTCTTCAATCTCTTTTGCCTTTACCATGTCCGTACTTCTCTGCCAGTCTGGAATATGTACAAACAGTGGGTTGATTGTTATATATTTTTTATTTCCTACTGTCAAAGGATACCGTAATGCATTGCTTACTTCCGATGTTTCCATTTCTGCATCAAAATCCCTCTGTTCATTAATCCAATTTTCGAAATCGACTGATGTCATATAATGCCGGAATCCTTTTGCTCTTCTATATTTTTCATATGTCTTTCCCATCGAATCTGAAAAGCTGTATCCTACATCATGAATTTCGATGTCGTCTTTATTGATCTTCAGGATAAAGCAGATTTTGTCTACTTTCTCTTCCGACGGATTACTTCGACCTGTTTCATAATTGGAAATTGTGCTTTCAGCAACTCCAAGTTTCTTTGCAAGTGCATTCTGTGACATACCAGCTTTCTCTCTCATCTCTGTTAATTTTACTCCATTGATTTTACACATAATTTTAATCTCCTTTTTCTATGTTTTATTATTTTGGCTTTCCCTTTTGATTTTGAGCATAAAAATAACAGGTATATTTCAACCTGCTTTTCTATGCTCTGTGTTCAGTTTTCGAAACCACATAAAGTATATGGTTCCAATGTACATACCATATAACAATATATAGCATTATCATATAGTATGTCATCTTCGGCAATTCGCTTCCAATTTTCAAGCGTTGCCTTTTCATTTTCTCTTAGTCCTCCACCGTATTCTTTCCAGATCGTATCACGGCTTGCAATGTTTAGTTCTGCAAGTCTACGATCCATTTGCCGTAAAGATTCTATACGGCGGTTTAATGACCAGCTTTCTATTTTGTGTTCTGCGATTGTGCATCATCTCCTTTCTATGGTTTTGCCTTACCGAATTTTGTAAAGAATTTCATCCCAACCAGGAAGAAGAAATTCTGTCAGCCGATCATTGTTCATCATCGCATCGAATCCGATTTCCGTTACAATGTCAACAATTTCTTTTTTAGTAAGGATAAATTCTGGCATTGTCTTTTTAATAGTTCTTACACAGATTTCCGCAAGTTCCCTTCCTGCTTCTTTCTGTTCATAAAATGCCTGACGGCTGATGTCACGGAACAGATCATCTAACGCTTCCTTTACCTGCTGAATAGTAATATATTCCTCATGGAGTTTCTTGTATTTACGTACAGACTCGTTCAGTTTCCGTTCTTCCGCCAGATTGTTACAATACTGGACTGCTGCCGCGAACTCTGCGTCTGTCATATCACAGGTAAAGATAATAACGTCCGGTTTCTCTTTTGTTTTGAAGTCGATTCCGGATAATGCAAGATAAGAATAAAAACTTGCGCTACTTGTTACTTTGATTTCAAATACTTTTTTCATGTTCTAATTTCCCTTTCTTGATTAATTTGATTATGTATATATTATGCATAATTATAAATCATGCATTTATACGGCATAGTTCTTAGTGCGGCGAAATGATCCAGTTTCCGTTGTTCGCTTCGCCAAAAGCTACGGCATAAGCAAGACATAAAGCTCCCGGAACTAGATACCAAAGACTGCTTTCTGAACTGAGCAAGAACCAGATTGTACCGATCCATGCCAAGATATAACTCACTTTTAATAATTTGTCTCTCATTTCTTTTTCTCCTTTTCTTTTTTTGTTTTATCTCTGGAAGTAATCAAGCGGAAGCGGAATATCTTCTTTACCTTCTTCTTGAAAGAATTTAAATTCTCTTCCTTTCCATCTTCCGGTGATAGAAAGAATCAGTCTTTCCGTTCCGTCAAGCCAGTGACCTGCACCCAGGCTATAATAGTTCTTATCATTCGGAAGCATAAACAGAATGACTACTTCATCATCCCAGTCAAGCGGGATTTCATAGATTTCTGCATTCTGTGGAATGTTTACGAGATTCATAAGTTCCCTTGCAAGTTTCGATTTATTTAAGGATCTGCAATCAGTTGCTTCCATGTTACAAATTTCCTTTACAAGTGGCATAAACTTTTCTGGTTTCATTTTTTGGTTTCCTTTCTGTGTAGTTTCTTTTCCCTTTATTCTCCGAACGCCTGATAAATTGTTCCATCTTTGGTATAAATCCGAATTTTGCCTTCTGCCTTTTCTACGTCTACAATGTCATCAAGTGCGACGTATGCCTTGTTGAAATCGTATTCGTTTTTGCTTTTATAAGCGTAAAATTCATAGCCGTCACTTGTCATAAGTGCCAGCTCTTCTCCGTCTGTATTCCAATCTACTACGTCAGAAATAAATGAATCTGCATAGCTATAGTCCTGTTCGGCGGAATAGTCAAGTTTTCCGTTGTGGGTTTCAGTTGCGGAGTTCTGCCGTAATACGGTTGTATTGATTGCTGCGATTCCGGAAAAAATAGTTGTTGCTGTTAAGAGTGTGATGACTAATTTTTTGAACATAGTTCTGTTCCTCCTTTTTTACCTAATATCATTTGCAATACGTCCAGCATTGCCTTTACCTTCCCAATGTGCAAGCTCTGTTACTTCATTCCATTGTAAAGGTGGATTAATTTGATACGTATTGATCCGCGCACCGCTTCCCTTTTTATGCAAAGCGGAATGTTTCATCATGTTACGCACATTGTCAAAAGTAAGATCTGCCTTATCTACTATCGGCGTTCTGCCTAATTTCCGCAAAGCAATCGTGATAAACTGCTGAATTTTTGCAGATGCAGACTCATATTCCCATTTTGCCTTTTTATTTTCTGTCAAAATATAAACAGAATATGCGTCGTTTACCTTTTTGAAGTCATCGCAGACCCAAAATACCTGTTCACCATTTGCGTTCTGGAAACGACCATAAAAAGAGCCGGTATGTACCACAAAATTTTCTGGGAACATTACCGGCTTTGTTGCTAAACGCACGTAGAATTTTGGTGCATGTTTTACCTTGCACATTTCTATTTCACCTCCTGTGGGTAATAATTACCCGTTTCTCTGTTATAGTGATACAGAGTAACTTTGATTTTCTGTTCTCTGCACACGTTTAAAACAGCTACGAGCGCAACCGTCAGACCTGTTACGTACAGGTTTAGTGCGAAAACGCCGCGGAGCTGTTCTGTTGCTTCTCTTTCCATTCCGGTGAGATCAAGCGGATCAAGTTCCGTTCCGAAAATAGATCCGTCGATTGCCTGGGGAATCTCGTGTCTACCTTCACAAAGCGACATGTAGACTTCAGTTGCAGGAATCTGGATAGGCTCTGCGTCCTGCTGATCATTCCATACTTGACATTCTTCTGCATAAAAACATCCCCAGCAATTATTACCACACCGTGAACATGCGTATTCATATCTTTCTTTTCTTGCCATAATTTACCTTCTTTCTACCATTTTTGGCATGGTTGCCTTTTTATTTTTTGTAAAACCATCGGGCGGAATTGCACCGCCCTTTTCTGGCTTTCCAGTATGGTTATTTTTTATTTTTCTTCTACTGCCCCCTCTTCTTTTTCCGGTTTAATGACAACGTGTTTTTCCGGATTGTCCAGGATTACAGACAGCAGAGTTGTGAATGCTGCTTCCTGTGTTTTCTGGTTTCCGGACTTGTCAATCCAATTGTGATTACTGAACTTGACAATTTCTTTGCCGTCTTTATCTTTTTCTTTGGTTTCGGTTCTTTTAGCCTGACCGCCAAAGATAGCAAGGAAGTTCCGGATGTCTACATCATCAAAACTTGTTCTTCTGACTTTAATACCATAGAACAAATCGCCTTCTGTTCCGAGAAGTCGGCAGAATACCGGAAGAAGAGCATCTTTCAATTTTCCTGTTCCTTTACCGGATGCATACCAACTTTTAACAGGAGTTGCAACGTCGATCTCATCAAAAATTTTGGTGAGAACTACAGACGGGCAGATAATGTGCGCCATAAGAAGAACCCATGTTCTGTCTGTCTGGCAAAGGCTAGTGATCTGATCGAGCGGAACACAAGTGTCTACTTCCTTTTTAAGTGCCTGATATTCCGCACGGTCTTTCAGGAAGGAAGCACCTTTTTCAGCACCCAGCACTTCCAGAACAATCGTTTCTTTGCAGGTCAGCGCGTCAACGTCAACGTGTGCCGACTCGATCGCTTCCCTGGCATCTTTGAATGCCTTTTTCCGTGATACTTTCGCAAATTCAGTATTGCGAACTTCAGAAATTACAAGATCACGAACACGCGTAATATCAGAAGCAACTTTCAGAGCATCACTTTTCACATAGAATTTTTCATTTTTAATCATAACAACCTTCTTTCTTCTGTTTTACGCACAGATGCGAAAATTTAAATTATTATTGTTTTTTTGTTCTAACTCTGCTATAATAGCAGGAAAGCCGGGAACGGATTCGAACCGTTTCTTTAATACGGTTAAGCCATAAGACCTTCTAAAAAGGCAGACTGCACCTGCTG